CAGGCAGATAGTTTGCTTAACTGTCCATTCGTTCCAAGCAAAGTTGGCCTCGCTAGCACCGAAGCTAGCCTTAAAGGTTGCCTTCTGGGAGGTAGAAGTGGGATAGCCATCCTCCATAGCGTTATATTTCTTGTGAGTGCCAGCATTTTCCGCTGCCTGAAGGTCGGTCTGGGAAGGGTCGGCAGCAGTATCATCATCACCGACACCAATTGTAGTATTGTCGTGGTCAAAGTGAGCTGATGAATCGCCGACAATCAAGTCCCACATAATGTCGCAACCACAATTCAGCAGGCAGTTACCCTCTTGGTGAATGACCTCGTAGGGTTTGGTCGTCTCCAGAAATGCCAGCCGTTCCTCTGGGGTCTTACAGGCGTTAATATCGCCTTCCCTCTTTTCTAGTGTAGCTTTCATGTGCCAATTAGCGTGTTCTTTTGGGTCCATGGTTCCCTCCTTTTTTAACCGCTTGGATATTCAACATACACTTGAGGTTCGGTAATTATATCCAGCCCCTCCCGGTATAAGCCTAATCTCGTAGCACCCCAATTGTGCATATCGGTAGCTACCTTAGAGCCACCAACATTAACCTTATTCATCAACTTACGCGCTCTTGCCAAGGCAGCCTCAGCAGTAACACCAAGAATAAGAAGCCGCTTTAGCTGGGGATTAAGGGTGGAGACACTCTCTGTCAGTTGATGAAGTTTGTGGCAGAAGACATAGACAGCCTCATAGCAATACTGGGTAGCATCTTCCGTGTCAGCCCCGCTATCCCTGGAGGGTTCGGCGAGAGTGAGCTCGGTATCGCTACCTACCGAATAAATCCGATACCATCTGGTCCCGCCTGATTTCTTGATGTGGTAGCCTGCTTTAAGCTCAGAGGTAAATGCCGTTCCCGAGCCGGTTATGGTGGCACTACCCGAAGTAAAGGTAACGATGCCGGTCAGATTCCCGGAACCACCGGCATCCGGCGTTGAGGTAATATCCATCTCTATCGTCTCGGCATCTATCTCGTTGACATTCCTGAAAGCCCTCGGCGTTTTACCGGTGGGATACTCCACTTTCTCAATCCGGATCAAATCCTCTATGGAGCTAATATCAAGCACTTTGGAATAGGCAGTGGTGGTGAGAACCTCCACAACCTTATATGGCTTGCACTCCGAGATTTCCTGGAGGTATTTCTGGATATGGATTTTAAGTTCGTCATCCTTCCACTCTTGAGTGGAGCCCGGGACAAACTCATCGCGGAGCGTCTGGCGTATAACTGATAATGCTGATGAAAGGTATTTAGCCATACCTACTCCTTTTTAGCTGGTTTCTTGACTGGTTCTTTACAGTAATGCTCAAGCTGTTCCCGGGTCATTGAATCAGCCATCTCTGCCGCCGGTTCGCTGTAGTCCCGCTTGGTTTTCCCATCCAGCATGGATAGGGCTATGCAGGCTAATGTTTTCTGGTTTTCTGATACCGCAGGAGACATTTGATTTTCCCTCCTTGTTGGTATATAATGAAGACATGGTAAAGAAACTAGAGTTTAAGCCATGCCGTATTTGTGGTCGGCCTGTAACTCCAATCCCTAGAAAAGATAGAAAGGCATTTTGGTATCCTCGTCAGTGTGAGAAATGTAAAGGACAACCTCGCAATAATGCCCTGCGCATAGAACGGCTAGCAAGAACCATGAGCGGTAAGGGAAACCCTCGCTATCGGCCAATCGGCAGCAAACGCCTTGCTGAGCGAAGGGGAGTTATTTATCGGGAGATTAAGGTTGCTGACCCTAATGTTTGGCAATATGAGCATCGCTTTGTCATGGAAAATCAACTTGGTCGCCCATTGAAAAGCTATGAGCTTGTTCATCATATAGATGGCAATGGCTTGAATAATGAACCCCAAAATCTTCAATTGACCACTACAGCACTTCATAATAAAACTCATGTTCTTATTATGTGGTCTAGAAAATTTAAGGAATGCCGCCGATGCCATTCCACCGAATATCCTCATCTTTGCCATGGTCTCTGTAAGCATTGCTATGCTTACCTCAAATATCACCAAGAACTAAGCGAGTGGATTAACTAAGATTTTTAATCCTCCTTGTGCTTGAGGTGCCGCTTGCCGAGCTTGCTGGTTTCCCGGTGGAGAGTCTGGCACTTACCGCACCAGTATTGACCCTTGGGTATGAAGTCCGGCTTGCCCTGGGGGGTTTTCGGCTTTTCGGGTTGGCCCTCTTTCTTTTCTCCTGCGGGAGCCGGTTCAGGGGATGGTCCTACAAGGCTGAAGTTCTTTTCGTTTATCTCCATCTTGCCATCCTCGGCGATGTCATAAGTTTCTCCCCCCTTCCAGAACCTATCCCCCACAAAGCAATCTCGCAAACATAGATACCGCATTTTAATCTCCTTTTTAAGAGAGGGGGTGGGTATAACCCACCCCCTTCCAGTTCTTATTTACGCTCTAGGCTTATGCAGTCTCTAAAGCGTATGAGCCATTTACTAAGGTGTGATTGCGGAGCTTCTTTCCGGCAGCAAGTCCGTGAATGGCATCACCAGCACCAGCCACGATAATGTCATTCTCAATAGCGAGCATAGCGCCGCCGGTATCCCCACCCCCACCATATCCGTCAATACCAATGCCAGCACCATCCACTATTATGGTATTCTTCTGGGCGATCATCTGCGAAGCGGTGCAGTTTGATGCCACATAGATACCACAGGTAGCGGCAAACATTCGGTTATTCAGGTAGCGGACATTGTGAGCGAACTTATCCGCGCCACCGCGATGGTAGGCGCAGTAAGCCATATTGTTGGTCATGCCACTGGTAAAGTCGCAATCCTCAACAACAAGGTGGGTGCAATTCTCGGTGTCAATGGCGGCTACACTGGCAACAGCCGCACCAATGGCGAACTCAGAGCCAACAATCCTTGAGTTATTGCAAATGCCGAGGTCAAGGATTGGCTTACTGGCTTCATCAACCTCCATACGAAGGCTAGCCAAGATAGTCCCGAGGAATGTGCCAGTGAATACTGAGCCGGTGGCTGGATGAATCTCTGCTGCCGTGTCAGTGCCCCTGATGCCTAGCCCAACAATCCAGCAATAGTAGGCTGGGGTAAGGTTCTCGGCATAGACACCAGGCTCCACCCAGATGACATTGTATTTCTTAGGGGTAGCTCCCCAATCAATAGTGGCATTGCTCCGGGTGATAGCCGCTTGGATAGTGGCGGCTGGGTAGTTGGGGTTGGTGTAATCGCGTGAGCCTGCGTCAACACCATCATTGGCGCTCACATAATACTGCTTGCCAATAACATGCTGAGGTATTCCTTGAAAGAAAGCAGCCTCAAGCCAAGCAAATCTGTGTTTTCCTCTCCAAAGCAACATAGTAACCTCCTTAGTTACTAGAGGGGGTAGAGTTCTCCCCTACCCCCTCTCTGCAGTTAGATTTCCGGGGTCTAGTTGTTGTGCGGTGGGTCAAGAGCCACAAAGGCAGTGACCTTACCCGCCGATGAACTGGAGCCAGCCTCCACATAATTCAGCCCGAGATACCTCTCTTCGGTGCCGATGGCACTTCCGATGGGTAAAACGATGGCTGCTCTGCCAGCCGTAAGGCTGCCAATAGCGATGGCGCCGGTCTCAATCTGGACTGTAGGCGAGGACAGAGTCTCCTCAGTATCCGTGACCACCTGGAAGTTGATTGAGGTTGAGCCAGCGAAGCTCTCATCAATTATGATGACCACATACATCTGCCGACCCTGCCCTATCGGTTTGGCGGCACCCATGTCAATGGTATTCGTTGATACCTGGGTGCCCGCACCAGCGCCTATGTCCTGCTCATTACTGAGCAAAAGTTCCTGATCCATAATCATTGGGATTTCCTCCTCTTAAAAATCTCCGGCATTAAGCCGGGACATTAGCTTACCGCAGCTTCGGCACTGGTGATGTTGTCGCATACACGCACCGGCGCTTCTAGGAACTTGACTACCGGCTTCCCAGCCGGGTCGTCAAGAGTCAGGTTGACATTAGACTTGTTCTGCGCCTGCTTGTGCAGGAACTTGGCGATGGTCGCGTTGCAGTAGATGACTGTCTTTGCCATATTGCCAAACTCAACAGATGGTCTGGCGTAATAGGCATCAACTATCTTCTCTAACAGGTTAGCCCCGGAAGCAGCATCAGCAGTCAACTCAGAAACATCAATGTTGCAAATCCGGAGGACATAGCGGTAGTCCCTCAAACACAGCCCGAGCTTCCACTGGAATCTGGTCACCCAAGCCATATATTTGAGGTTGTTAGAGTCATTGACCAGCACCCTGCCCAAATCCTCACTTGTGAGTCCAGCCTTACTCCCCTTCGGGAAGATCAGGCTACAGGTTTGAGGACCCCAGGTAACAAACCATATAGAGGTGTTGTCTGCCCCTGTTCCTCCTCCGTTGATAATCTGGCTGGCATAATCACCAGTAAGACTATTGTATCGTGGCGAGAGACCCTGTATCTGCTCAGGGTTGACATTCTGGTTGCCGTAGAATATTGCTGTGGCGGCGGTGCTATTCATACCGGCGATGAAGGCGTTATCCTCGGATGCCCGGAAGACACGCTCATCAGCGTGGAGAGAAGCCAAATCTACATCAATCTGGCTATAGGACTCAAGCATGCCGCAGGCGTCATCAATCTGCTTGGTGGTGCTCTTTTCAGCAGCAACACCATAGTTCAGTTTTCTCCAGGATCCTGACGGCTGAGTGGTCCTCTGTGTGCTCCGGTGTCCCGTAGGAAGATTGCCTTCCATCACATTGGCGTCTTTAATAATAGGGTTAGAGGCTGCCAACACCTCAATGATTTCGTCAATCCCGCCTGCCGGTTTTTGACGCTTCCCCCAATCAAGAAGCGTCAGATATTCTTCTCCGATAGTAGCCATAGTTGTTCACCTCTTTACTACATCTTTGGGTATCTTTCCTTGAGCCGTTCATCTTGGCTCTTTTCACCCCCACCTGAAGTCCTACCGGAGAGTGGCTTAAATGGATTTCCGTCTTTGTCAACCTTTGGAGGTTCGGGAGTTCTGCCTTCGCTCCACGCTTTAGCAACTTTCTCCGTTGCCTCTAGGTCAAGGTCAAGTTCCTTGAGCTTTACAGCGAGCTCCCCAACTTCAGCACCAATAGCCTCAGCATATTGCTGGGCTATCTTCCAGCAGCCAGTTTGTTTCTTGGTTGTGGCTGCTTCGTCAAGTTCCGCTTGATGCTGGGCTTTGTCTCGCTCAAGTTTGGCTTCCTTCTCGTTAAGCTCCTCTTCTTTTCTCCTGAGAGCCTGCTTTTCTTGAACAAGAGGCAACCTATCAGCGTCATCGCGGGCTGCCGCAAGTTCGGCTTCATCCCGCTCTTTTTGCCACTGCTCCAGTTCCGTCTTGAGTGCCCCTTCCCTAGTCTCAAGGTCCTTACCCTTTTGCTCTAGGGCTTTGGCATCTCTGCCAGCCTTGGCGAGAGCATCACTCGCTGCCTTTTGGGCTCGCTTTTCCGCCTCTTCTACCGGTATAAGTTCAGGTTCCTTATCGCCAGAAGTTCCCTGTCCACCAGCAGAAGCACCGGGTCCTGCTTGTTTCTCAGATCCGTCCTGAGCCATTGGATTTACCTCCTCAAAATGATTTAGCCTGCTTCCAAGCAGGCTAGTTTAGATACTCCTTTTTATGGCAAAGGAGCAAGCCAACCGACCCTTAATCAAATAATCCTTGGATGGCTTCTATTTGCCTCTTCTTTCTCTCTAGCTCTTCCCAGGGTGAGCTTTGCCCACCGGTGGCGCCACCGCCGTTCTTCTCTGATTCTAACTTTGTGCCTCTGGTGATATGAAGCCACATATCAAGATCAGGATTAGCCGCCTCAAAGTCTCTTCTCTCTTGACCCTTGGGTAAGCCCAGCCAGGTCTTGTAGAGTTCAAAGACTTCTCTGGTGGGAACTTTGGTGAAGTCTATCTTCTTAGTCCATATCCCGAGCTCCAGCATTGCTTGGTAGAACT